CTGAATGGGACTTTTTAGTCCCTTCTTTTAATTCTTTTGCTAGTCCCATATCAAACTTTATTAAATTTGTAAATTTCATCTGCACCCCAGATGATTCTTCCTTTTGAATCTAAGAATCTATCTCTCATATGTAGTTTATTTTTATAGAGACCAAGTTCTGCATGACCAGTGATTATTTCACCACTTTCTGTCATGCTAGTATCAAATTGACCCATCCATGAACTACCATCAAACTTTAATATCATATCACAAGTTTCGTCACGTGTCAATCCACTATAAGTACCACCCCAATGCTCAAGTATAACTTCAGTATCAGAGATTACTTTTAATTTTTTATTAGTTTTTAAATATGGACTATTCTCTTCCTTTCTACTCCAATGAATAGAATGAATAAAATCTTCGTCTTGCTCCCACCTTACAAAAACTGATCTATAAAGGTGGGGGCTAGACTGTGCTTGTAGTTTATTTGACCAAGTTCCAAGTAACCATGATAAAAAATTAGTCATTAATCGTCATAAACTAAACATTCTGGTTCGTCAGGATGCATTTCGCAAAATAATTCTAGGCAATTAGGATCATGATGATCTCCTGCATCTATCTCGTCATGATGGTGCTCTGCATAAACTTCTAGCTCATGCAACTCTTCCTTATAATGGCGACGTGCAGCAGGGTTCAAAGTGGGATCAGAAATAAGATCTTTATCATGCTGAATATGCTGTTCTATGGTTTGCATTGTTTTTACCAAAGAGTGTATAGTTATTTATTATACTACCGAGTCTTTAAGTAGCATCATCTCTGTGTGTAATTCCTCATTTACTAACTTATGTACTACTGTTTGAATCAAATATCTACCACTATATTTCGCATCAACTATAGTATTTTCTCCTGTTTTTACAGTTGCAGGTACAACAATATTAACTCCTTTACCTGAATAAAGATCAAGATTACCAGGAACTCTAACCAACATTTTAACAGATTTAAGTGATTCTATACGCATCCATTGATATGCTTGCAATTCAACCAATGCTTCATAATTTTTTTGAGGATTATCTTTAAACTTTGGATCAAAAATTTGATTTGGCATTATAGTATAACGAACTCTTTTAGGATAATCAATCAAAGCTTGAATATCAGTATCCATTTGTTTTAAAATACTTTTCTCCTTTTTTCCACCAAGATGAGACATTTTCTGCCAAGATTCAGAAATACTATAACGGTAAGCATCAATAGACATATCAGTACTCAACCCCATTTTAGATTGTGAAATAGTTACAGGATCAAATCCTACACTATAACCAGACCAATCACCATCACGTAATCCTAATAGAAAATTTCTTTCTTGAGGAAAAGATAATCCTAAGATTTTAAAAGGATCTGAAGCACCAGCATCTGATCCCCTAGTTGCAAAGGTATAAGTATGAGTCTTTGCCTTTCCTGAAGTAAAATTAGTATCTTCCTCACCTTGTTCATTAACTTCATCAATCATTTTATCAAGTGACTTAAAATTAAATCCTAAGGCATTTTCCCAAAATGCAAATCCATTTTGTAATGTTCCACCCTTCTTTGCTTTACGAATACTACGCTGTGCTATCCAATAAATTGTATCAAAAGGTCTCCAGTTACTTGCAACAAAATTTTGTTTATTAATAGTTTCTTCACCAAAGAATCTTTTTCTAGTTCCAATATATTTTTTATCTTTAATTAAATCTTTAACTATTGCATTTGATTCATTATTCTTTTTAAAAATAACAGATGTATTACCAAATACGTTTTTAACTTCATTCCTAAGAAATTCATCAGAAACCAAATTCACTATAAATGTATCAGTAAATTCATTTACTTTAGTTCTAGATTTAATCTCATATGATCTGAAATAATAATCTCTATCCATAAGATAACTTGAGATCTGAAGTCTAAATTTTTCAGATCCTGTCATTACACCAAGATATCCACCACTGTCAGTAAAAGTAAGAGTAGCTTCCATACATGATGAAGTTATACTCTCAAAAATTTCTACACTCATAACAAAAGAAGAAAAATTATAATTCCCATCCTGTTCTAACCTTTCACCATTCCTAAAAATACTAAGGGTAAAATCTGCCTTACTGGTTTCTTCTCTTATTCTATTTCCTGCCATAATTAGGTACTCTTCATTACGTTTTGATTAGAATTCATCTGAGATGCAGTACTAGCTACTTGAGTACCACCACCAGTAGAGATAAATTGTGTTTGCCGTTGTGATCCTGCTAATTGTAAATTTGATATTGTTGCGTGTGCATCTCTGATGATTTGTTGATTATATTGATTTGATAATGCAATTTGATTCAAAGCTTCTTGTACCATCTGTTGTGTAGATTTATTTATTTTGGCACGTGCATCATTTCTTTTATCAGAAATCCTCTTAATACTTGCTACTTCTTTTTTAGAATCTCCTCCTGCTTGAGCACCACCACTAGAACGATCACTTGCTCCTATAGTTCTTCCTGAAGTAGTACCATCAGTAAATCCCGCCCATGATCCACCACTACCAGGTGTTCTACCTCCAGTCCATGACTTATGTTCAGTACTTGAAGGAGCTGAAGATACATTACCTCCACCACCAGAACTAATTCCACCTAACTGAATAGTTGCAGCAGAACCGATTGTAGGATCTTGAGGACCAATTAAGAATTGATTATCCCATATACCTCCACGCCATTTAGAGTCATAAAATTTACCATCTTGCCCCATTTGACCTTGAACAATTCCACGGTCAAGATAATATTGAGGGGCTGCTCTAAATTCCAAAGCACCACCAACAAATTGAGCAGAAGCATCTCTATATCTTTTATTTCTTATATCATCAAGATATCCTTTAATTTCATCTGGGGTTTTTCCTGACCACTTAACAGCATCATCTAAAGTTTTTATAGCTTTATATTGTCCAACTCCTCTATCATATACACCAGCAAACTGACCAGGTTCTCCAAATATACTGGTAAAATCATTACCACCATAATTACCCGATTTAATTCTATTCGCTGCAACTTGAAGGACATCAGTCGCAGAAACACCTCTACCTGCTTCAGTAGATAATGCAGCAGCTATACGATACTCTTCAGCAGTTGCTTCTCCACCTTCAGAAGTTGGTATAGTAATATCTGCTGCACGCATACCTTCTTTCTCAGGATCTTTACCAGCAAAGAAATCAGTTATTCCTGATACTGCTCCTGATACTCCTTGAGTAAGATTATTCCAAGTATTTTTAAGCCATCCACCCACACCACCAAAAGGATCAGGTTGTTCTACCCTTTGTGCTTCAAACTGAGGTACTTCTGTTGCTTTCTCACCCAAGACAACAGACCCCATTCCAGGTATCATAAGAGTTGCCTTTCCAGCAAGTCCACCTAAGTTATTAAACCAACCACCTATACCAGTTTTTAAACCTTCTAAAACACCACCTAATTTACCAAAAGGATTGAATGATTGTTGAGGTTGAGGTTGTGACTGTCCACCACCACCACCTAAACTACCAAGTAATCCACTAAACAGAGAACCAATGCCACCACCTTGTTTTGGTGCGGGTGCAGGTTTAGGTTGTTCTTTCTTACCACCTAAAAATGGTAACTTTTGCCACCATCTACTCTCATCTTTAGTTTTACCACCGCCAAATGGCATCTTCGTAATATTACTTTCTTTATTACCACCAAATATATTTTTTACACCACTAATAAGTCCACCAAGAAAATATCCAGGTGGTGCCCCATAACCTTGTCTTTTCGCTTCATCTGCTCTCTGAGAAGTAAGATGAGGATTATTCCTAGTTGCCCTATTGTCTAATGGTACAACATATCCAGTCCCATTATTTTTAACTCCAACCCATTCAGTACCATGAGCAGTAATAGTAGTACCAGCAACATCTACATTATATCCAGAATCTGGACCACTAATAACACCACCTTCATTTAAAGAAGGAATTGTACCTCCTTTTTCAAATTCTCCACCATATTCTTTAAATATCCCACCAAGAAGATTCTTTGCACCACTAACAAGATTTCCAAAGAATCCACCACCAGTTTTATTAGCAGATTCCCCACCTTCTGGACCCCAATGTTTGTAGTCTTTATCTTTTGGGGTTGATCTAAATATCCATTTTTGTAGATCTAGAGGAAGGTCTTTGCTTGAACTTGACTCTGTTGTTGTAATAGTTTTAGTTTGTGTTTTACCAAAATTTCCAAAGAAACTAGTAATACCCTTTATTCCTTTAGCTAATGGACTTTCTACAAATTGCTCTTCAAATGAATCTAATGACTTTTGCCATGAAGATGGTAGTTCATTGTCAGTAAAAATAGTTTTTAAATTTTTATCAATTCCTCTAATACTTTCTACTAATTTTGGATCAATTAAATTGTCAGCATTAATACCAATAGAAGACAGTGGTTTTTTATTGTTTAATACGTCTGTTAAAGTCTCAAAATTCTTTTTCCTTTCTCCAGGATCATTAATATTGGATAAGAATTTTTGGAAGAAATTATCATCACCTGTTTTATCCTGACCAGTAACTAATACTGGTTTTCCATTATCAATTCCAAGTATCCCCTGATCACCCTTGGTAAATCCCCATTCATCAATTAGAATATTATTATTCTTATTCGGCTGTGTTCCATCTGAGAAACCACCCCAAGTTTTTCCACTATTAAATGTAGGTCTACCACCATCAGCAGCACCAAAATCATCTCCACTTTCATCACCAGTAAGGGCATTTATACCCCACATACCTAAACCAACAGTTCCTCCAACAGCAAGAGTATTAGTTAAGAAACCTCCCCATCCTCTTCCTCTTCCTCTTCTACCTCCTGTAATAGGAATACCACGACCTCCTCTGAGACCTCTGGTACTAACAAAGGCAACCAGTGCTCTAATACTACTATAAATTCCTTTAATTAATTTGGCTGGGTTTAAAAGGTATGGTAAGGCTATTAAAAGTGTACCTAAACCTAATACTACCTTTCCAAATCCAACTATTTTTTCCCACCAACTTGTTTCATCAGATAACAATGCATACAGTCCATCAATAGTATTAGTAAGACCAAATTTAGCTACTCCAGCAATAAATTTAATAATTGAAGTTGCTATTTTAATACCATTAGCTAATGCTTTTTGATTCCTAGGATCTTGTATCCATTTTAATATTGGAAGAGCAACAAATAATTTGAATAAACCACTCAACATCCCAACAATAGATTCCCAGAATCCCTTAACACCTCCCTTTGCTACATTTGTTAAGAAATTAAACCCTACACCTTTATTATCTTTCTTTGTATAAACTGCTTTAAATTTCTCTCTCTGATTCTGTAATTCAGTTAATCTATTTAATTGTATAGTTTTAATACTTTGAACTGAAGAAGCAATACCATTAAGAGTTTCACCTAAATTATTAACTGCTTCTGTATTAGAATAAATGGATCTAGCTACAACAGCATCTTCTGTCTTGCCAGAAACATCCTTTGTATCTACAAACTTATAAAAATTTATTTTAGAACCTTTTTTTACAGTTGCCATATTTAACTAACCCTAACCTGTGCAGAAGATGGTGAAGCAATTACATAGTTAGTGCCAATATTTATTGGAACAGGCACTGGCATTGGTGCTAACTTCTCTAACATCACTATAATTGGCATAAATTCTACTTGTTGTTGCATAGCCCATTGAGCAGATATCCCATCTTTTTGATTTCCTAAATTACTAGTTACAGCTGTTGCAGTTTCATTAAAAACACCAAGTACTTTAGGATCAATGCCTAATTTGGTACCTAAAGATGTAATAGCACTCTTATAATCACCTCCCATAACTGCATTAAGAGCACCTTTTAATCCAAAATGATCGGCAAGTTGCCCTACCATTGCCATAGGATTAAATCCACCAGACATAATATTTCCTACTGCCTTACCGAAATCTGGATTAATACTACTAGCAAATGTTCCAATAGCACCACCAATATCACCAGACATAATTGATCCAAGCATCTGACCAACACTACTATTTTTTATAGAATCCATTCCAGGTATCATACTAATACCTTGACTAAATGCTCCAGCAAGATCACCACTAAGAGCCTTACCAGCAATCTCTCCTATAGGACTATTAACTATACCATCAAGGAAATTATTTGCACCAGGAATCATACCCAATCCTGATGATATGGCACCACCAATATCACCAGACATAAGTCCTTTTCCAATACCCATAATACCTTGACCAATAGAACTATCCATAAAACCAGATACTGCATCTTGAATACCGCCACCAAATATACCACCAGTAGCTGCACTAAGACCACCAGTTACAGCTCCCATAATATCTCCACTAGCAAGAGAGGAAACAGCGTTAACTGCTGCCATAACTGGAGCAACACCAGGAATGAATGATGCTACAGTTTGTACTACAGGATTTTTAACAACTTCTTTTACAGTATTAACAACACCACCAACTGCTTTACTAACACCCTTTACAACACCACTAACTGCTTTACTAACACCTTTAAATATCTTACCAAAGAAAAATTCTTTAGGTTTCTCTACTATACCACCTAATTCCTTTTTACCCCATGTAAATGGATTCCACCATCTTCTACGATTATCATCTTTCTTCTCATTATTTTGATTTTGAACTTTAGTCTTGGTGGAAGTTGAAGTTGATGGTGCAGATTTCTCATTTGCAAATACATCAAGAAAATCCCACCATTGATTTTTTCCACCATTACTTGTATATTGCTTCTCATGACGTTCTACACCGTCTGTAGACCAATCATATTCACCTTCACTAAAATCAGTATTTTCATCAAATAAACCATTTTCTCTACCCATCAAAGTATTGAAAATGTGACCAATATTAGGAAGTTGATCAAACATAGACGATATTTGTCTATTAACCCATCCTAAAAGAGGTAAGTTATTAAAGATAGCATCTTCAGTATCTCTAATTCCAGTTACATCAAAATCACGTGCAAATAAGAATGCATCAAGTGCAGTAGAAAATGGCCAACTAACACCAGCAAAATCTAAAATACCAGCAACAGTTTCTAAAGTAGCACCCCAAGGATCTCCTTGCGAAAGACGATCATATGCAAAAGCAAGGTTAACAAGACCACCAATCCAAGGTATTATAGCAGCTGCTCTCTTACCTATTTTTTGTCCTGCATCAGCAAAAGACTTAATACCCTTTGATTCGAGAAACTGTGTACTTGCTCTCCATAGCGGAGTCTCCCGAATTGCCCTCATAAATGAATCAATTTTAGGTCTAATATAATCAACAATAGGATTAAGTATTGGATCTATTGTTGGTCTTATAGTATCAGTAAACCATTTTTTAGAAGCATTACTTATACTATCCCAACCACCTTTTAGTTTAGCAGGAATATCTGCTAATCCTTGTCCTACTCTTGTTCCAAATCTCTTTAAATTTTCAAATTGTTTACCAACGAATTCGTTGGTCATTCTGATTCCTGTTCTACCTAGTTCAACACCTTGTCCTATCTTTTTACCGCCCCAATCAGTAAAATTACCCCAACCTGTTTTAATATTACGCCAGATTGAACCACCAGTATCACTTAACCCTTCTCCTATCTTTTTACCTGTACCTGTTACACTTTCAACAATATTATCCCAGATATTTTTTGTACTCTCTAAACCCTTGTTAATGAGATTTCCAGTACCTGTCCTAGTATTGGTTATAAAGTCACCAAATCCTTTTCTTATATTCTCAAGAATACCACCTGTTTCACCACCTGTAACCTTAGAACCAAATATTTTTTTGCCTTGATTAGAAAACCAATCACCTATTTTTCCAAATATACCTCTATTTCCTTCTGCCCCACTTATTGTAATCTTATCACCAAAAGCCCATTTTCTTACATTACCAACTGCATCACCAAGCCAATCTACAATCTTTCTCCTATTTGACTTAGTACCTTCAATAAGATCACCAGTTATATTGGTACCTATTCTAAAAGTATCTTTTATTTTATCGGTTAACTTACCTAACCAATTTTTCTTTTTAGGTACATCACCAGTAATTTCTGCTGGTTTTCTCCAAAATTCCCACCACTTCTTTTTTCCTTTTCCACCTTCTGTAATAGGAACACGTTTTTTTGGTCTTGGTCCATCAACCCAATCACTTACACCACCACCAACCATTCCACCAACAGTTAATAAAGCACCAATACCAGAAATAGCTAATGCTATTTGGCCAAATGCCGTTAACCTTTGTGCAAATGTTTTCTCTTCTCCAAGCAAATTGTCAACGGTAGTCATTATACTACCAGTTAACCAAGTAGAGAAATCATAGAATTTTTGGAAAACAAATGCAGTTTTTCTAATAAATTCTGTTAGTTTTTCTGTATTACGTGGATCTTGTATCCATTTTAATAATTCAGTACCAAGAATAAACGAAGCAAATTGCATTGCTAACGTTGTAAATGGTGCAAGAATTTCTTCTAACCATCCAAAACCTTTAGAAAAACCTTTTGCTACTTTAGTTTTTTCAGATCCTTTTAACTTGGGTGTTTTATTCTTAAACCGATTTTCCTGAATTCTTTCTGATTCTGCATCAAGTTCTCTTCTTCTTTGACGACGCTCTAATTTATCTTGTAATTGCTCTTCTGTTAATTGTTTTTCAGCAATATCCTCAATATCATTTACAACTTGACCAATACTTGTTAGTGTTAAACCTAATCTATTAATACTATAGGTAACTGTTTTAGCTGCAGAAATTGTAGGAGACTTTACACCAGAAGTACCCTTTAAACTGACTAATTTGTAGGCTTTAAGCTGTGCCACTATTGTTTTTTCTGCTGCTCTTTCATTCGCCTTTGCTCTTCTTCTAAGAATTGCATTAACATATTGATATAAATTTCCTTTTCCCAAGGCATCAAATTATCAATATACTCTATTTGCCACTTATGATGATGTATTAGAGCAAAATTGGTTTCATAGTAAATTGCTAGGTTCGTATGAAGAAGAGCTACTCGAAAAAAGCTGCTAATCCCTCAAGAATAATTTCATTCTCTTTTTTTGTATTAGGATTAACCACCTTAACAGTATGCTTCAATTTAGGCATAGTATCAAAGAAATCTTGTATTAATTTAAATTGCTTACTACTAAGCCCTTCAAAGAATTCAATAATTTCTTCTTGTGGTAGTTCCTTACAATCATGAACCTCATCTTCAGTTGCAATGCTTGATACACATCCAGCTGCCATTTTAAAAATTTGTTCCATACCAACTTGTTGTCCATCTTGGAAATTCATTTCTACAAATGATTCAAGACTAGGATAACACATATTAACAATCACTTCATCAGATAATTTAAGTTCTTTTTTATGACCTCTAGTCTTTTGAACTTTGATGTCATCTAAAGGAATTTTAACTTTAACTGTTGTTTCTCCATCATCAGGACAAGTTACCATTAAATCAACACTTTCACCAACAGATTTAGTACGAATCTGAAGAAATAAAAATTCAATATCAAATGTAGAAAGTTGATCTACATCCTTAATATCAGTACATGTACTGATAATATCCTTAATTGCAGTGATTATATCTGCAGTTTGTCCTGTTTCAGTTGCTAAAAGAAGCAACTTCTCTTCTTTTACAAGAAAAGGTCTATAATTAACAACCCTACCATCAGAAGGTAGTTTCATTTTGTACTTAGGTACATTTAATTTAGGTAATGCCATAGAAATTCAATTCAGTATAATTATTTAGCGGTCATGCAAAGATGGTATTAAAAATATTTCCGAAGAAATCACCCAACCAATTGTTTACTGTACTGGTGTTAGTCCTTGATGTATCACCTCCAGTAAAATTATCAATATTATTTGGAAGGGTTATTGTATCAGCATCTCTAGTTTCATCAAATAGTTGTTCTCCATAAAAACGATATCTTTCATAATAGAAGGAGACTGGTAATGTCATCACTTTCGCATTGCTGTTATCCAACTGAGCAGATCCAATATTAAAGGGAAATACATTTTGTAATACCCAACAACCAGTTATCCTATATTTTTGGAAAATATTTACACCTTGACCTTGAAGTGCTGAAATAATCGCTTGATCTGTAATAGCAAATCCACCACCACCTCTTTCCCACTTATATATTAATACTCTAGGAGCACAATAAGTTTCATAAAATTCAGTTAGATTATTAGCATCATTTGCCATTAATGATGCCCATCTTTCAAAGAATATTCTTGTTTTTTGACTTGCTGGCATCCTAAAAGTCATTTGAAATTGACTAAAAGAAGATCCAGTAGCATATCTATACGCATTACCTATATTCAATACAGTACCAGTAGTAATCTGCTTACTTGGTAAATTTACATTTTCAGCATAATAATCCAAAAGAAATGATAAATCACCAGTTTCAGCCTGTAAATTAGATCCTACAACTGCTCCACCTGGATATAACATAGGTGGAGATGTGAAATGTACCGACCATAAGTTAGTTAAAGCGGGACTCATATCCCTTTGCTTTATACTAGACTGAAAAGCCTGTAAAGATGGATATAAAGCAGATTGTTTTTGATTTGACGTAATTCCCATTATTCTTTAAGTTCTTTTTCTGTAATTAACATAAATTCCATCCCATAGTCTTTACAAAACTCTTTTGCTGCTTTCCATTTAGCATCATTAATACTATATGTAATAACCTCATTAATATATCTCTTAGTCACTCTTGTTTGTTTTTTTGGTTGTTTAGTTTGTTTAAGAGGTTTAACTTCAACTATGTATTTCTTTCCTTTCACCTTTACATAAAAATCTGGATAATATCTATGCCGTTTACCGTCAATAGGAGATATATAAGGTATTATTATTTCTTCACTTCCCCATTCAGTCACAGACGTTGTTCTATCACACCAATGCATGAATTTTAACTCCCATGACGACCTATAATTTATATTCAAATAATTACCTTTATATTTACCAGGACGTGTAGGAATATACTTTCCTTGTTTATAACGCATAAATACATAGAGATCACATAGTATTTAGGTCGAAAATTGTCAATTTACACCTACCCAATTAAACCACCTGTAGCTGGAGATGGAGATTTAGACGAAGCTCCTACCCAGGCGGTTGATTACGTATGTTTTCGCCGTAAAAGAATTTTATACGATCATAATAATAAAGAAAGGTATTATGGACTAAATGTTCCTGGAAATAACCCGACATTTAGAATGAACAATGATATTGTTTATCTAGCAATGCCACCCCAACTATCAACTTCATATACACCTCAATGGTCACAAGCAAATATGGGTATTGCTGGTATATTTGGATCACAAATGATGAACCAACTTGATGGTGGAGACAGTCTTTCTCCAGAGACTATTGCTTCAGCATTACAAGATGCAGCTGCATCAGCTTTACCTCAATTTACACAAGGCACATTAATGGCAACAATTAATTCTGCTGCTAATGCTTTTGGTCTTGGTGGAAGTGCTGGATTAAATGATGCCAAGCAAATGGCAAATGGAAGTATATTTAATCCATATATGGAACAAACCTTTAAGAATATGGGTTTCCGTACACATGCTTTCAATTTTAAATTATTTGCAAAGAATCAAGAAGAATCAAAAATGATCAAAAAGATTATTGATTACTTCAAAGAAGGTTCTTTACCAGAATACGAATCAATGCAAGAGGCATTTGATACTTGGAATAGTGCAGGATCAGATAGAATTACTGAGCGTGATAATGCAGAGTACGGAAACAGAGAAAGAGAGACAGTCACAAGAGTGAATGATCTTACCTCATCATCCAGATTCTTTAAAATACCAGATTACTTTGAGATAAAGTTCTTACGTCATCATCCCAATGGTCCTTTAACTGAATGGGAAGCTGGTAATAATATGGGTGGTATACCATTACATTTTAAAATTAAAACTTCTGTTTGTAATGGTATAGGAGTAAATTATGCCCCTGATGGCACATATAACTCTATGAAACACTTAAGTGGAGATAGAATGGATGTTCCTGCAATTCAATTGCAAATGAGATTTACAGAAACTCAACTAGTTACTAAACGAGATATATCAGCAGGATACTAATGGCATATTTTCAACAATTCCCAAATGTATACGTAGGAGAAGGTGTTAAAGACGATGAACCCTTTAAATATCGTCTTATAAAAAATCTTTTCCGAAGAGTAAAGGCAAGAGAAGATCTTGATCAATATACAACATTATTTGAAGTATATGAAATTAGAGATGGTGAGACACCATCAATTTTAGCTCAAAAGTTCTTTAGTGACCCATTTTATGATTGGGTGATACTGTTGGTTAATAACATAACAGACGTATATTCACAATGGCCTAAAGATAACGAGAGTCTTAGTAATTACGTAAATGACAAATATAACGATCCTGACGAAGTTCACCATTATGAAACTAATGAAATAAAAGACGAAAACGATGATATTTTCTTTCCAAAGGGAATTCAAGTAAATAACACATTTCGCATTACTATGCCAAATGGTGATGTTAAGACAGAAGCAGAATCTATATATCCAGTCTCAAACTACGAATACGAATATTACGAAAATGAGAAAACAAGACAAATTAGAATACCCATAGGTTCTATGGTATCTAAAATTGTTGAAGAAATGGCTGATATTATAGGATATGAGTCTCATGCTGAATTAGACGAATCTAACAATAAACTAACACCAGCAAATATTGCATCCAGATTCTTGAACAACACTGGATATGTAAGTGGAAGTATTGAAGTTAATAATAGTGTAGGTGCTGTAACTTCATGGGATAATGGTGATGGAGTAACAATCACACCAGCAGTATACGCAGATTCTACAACATCCAACACAACTACAGCAAGTGCAACTCCAACAAGTACTACTACAACTACTACCACATCTGCAACAGATTCTACTCCATCCAACGTTGGTACTTTTGATGGAGGAGAAACAGTTAGCGGTTATTGAGAAAAACCCTACAGGCGAAAAAATACCCCGAATTTTTTTCGGGGTTTTTTTGTAACTAAAAGTCGAATAATATATGAGCTTATCACTCTTGCATTGCACTACCTGTCCTGTACCGTGCATTAACAAACATACTTTCAATCTCTAGTATGTAATTAGTGTTATGCCACCTGGATTCTTTAATTTCATCCATTGCTGCAGAAACTTTACAATATTGGTTTAATGTTTCTTTTCCGTGTTTAGTATAGTACTTAGAAGGTTGATTACCATGAAGATTATCGCCTGACATTGTATTGTGTTGAATTCTACACACTATTTTATATGAGGAAACCCCCATAAAGGGGGTTTCTTAAGGATATCTTTTGGTTTCCTTTACTTAGATTAACCACCAGCAGCATCACATCCTATAGCACTACCAACCACTGCACCTAATGGAATTGCCCACCAACGTCCATCTCCTCTGGACATAGCAGCACCAGCAGCACCACCTAATAAACCACCAGCAATCTTTCCATCAGTACAATCATTAGTATCTACTTCCTCGTATACCGTAACGTTTCTACGATAGGTGGGTGTTCTTCCTACATTTGGATGTGGATCCCTATAAGGTTCAACTTCACAAGGAACTTCAATAGTTTCCTTCCATGATCTTACATATCCAGGATCATCTTCCGTACCTGGAATATATTCTTCACGATACTCACTTCTAAAGCAGGTACGTTCATGTGAATAACCTGGCTGATATTCACCTGCTGTAGCAGGTACTGAAGTTAGTAAAAGAGCAGCAGCAAGTGCAAGTTTCATAAATCTCCTTTGTTTATACTATAATTATATCATAAAAAAAGGGGGTCGAAACCCCCCTTGTGACAGTTTATTTTTAGTCCTCTTCAGCGAGTTTAGCAAAATAAGACAGAGTATCTTCTTCATTGTCTAAAGGTGAAGCAGCAACTGCCTTTTCCCTAAACTCAGATACTTCTTTACCCCAATTCTGAGGTCTCACTTCTTCATCCTCTTCAGGTACAACAACTGGTGCTGGACGTGAAGACTTACCAAGTACAAGATCTAAACGCTTCTTCAAATCTTCATAAGATTTAAAGTTCTTAGCAGCTTCAAACTCAGCGAGTGAGTAAGATTGCTTCCAGATCTTTTCTAATTTATCGTCAGATAGATCACCTAGAGTACCAGGTGCAGCAAATTCTGACTTATCATAGTTCCAGTAACCATCAACCTTTCTAATCTTAACCTTGAAATCAGCACCCTTCCATAGATTAAATGGATCGAGTGGAGTCTCATCAGCAAAAGCAGGTTGCATTGCTTCGACTAATTTGTCAAAGATTTTCTTACCATACTTGTACAAAAAGACTTTACCTTCATTCTCAGGATGAGCAGGATCAGAGACAACATAGATGTTAGAGTAGTAAGAAAGCTTACGCTTCTGTGCTCTAGCAACTTCTTTGTCAGACTCACGTCCACTATTCCAAAGTTCTCTGTTCAGTTCTCCAACAGGATCATCCTTACCAATAGTAGTAAGAGAGTTCTCGATGTACCACTGACCACCAGGTCCTTTGAAAGCGTGACTCCATATCTTTGCCCAAGGCATGTCCTCTCCATCTGGAGCAGGAAGGAATCTAATAACGGCATAACCGTTACCTGCCTTATCTAATTCAGGTTTCCACAGACGCTCATCAGCACCTGCACCTGCTTGAGGTTGATTTAGTTTTTCAATCTCTTGCGTGAGTTTAGCAAGACTACTGCCAGCAGCAGAAGACTTCTTGAGTGTTGCAAAAGACATAATTGTATTCTCCGTATTGTGTAGTGTATAATTGCTACTGTGTAATCGTAGCATACTATTTATGCAGTGTCAAGCTGCCCTTTTTGTGCATTATCTAACGTAACTATCATAGCATCCATACAATCCATCAGTGTCTTATATCCAAACGCTTGAGTTAATTGATTAATCTTATTCTTCATGTCTTCTGCTTCTTTATCTTCCTTAGCAGCAAGTTGTAATCTAAAATAAAAAGTCTTTTGTTTATCGATCAGTCCTTTACATTCTTCTATATGCTGCAACTTTTCTTCTTTATTCATACTAGACAGTCTACTAGTTTTAGATGCAATTTCCTGATAAGTATAAAATATACTTTGTAGATTCTCTTGTACTAGTTCTGAATTAAAGAAACTCATAGAGGTAATACTCCTTTTGATGTTTGCTTCATATAATTTAAGCGTTGAGCTTCATGTTTTAATCTTTCCTTTAAAGGCTTAGATACTAATTTAGAAACAGTTTCAAGTTCAATCTCATTCTCTTGGCAGTACGTTACTACTGCTTCAATGTATGTAATTAAACCTTCACTCTTCTTAACTAACCTTTCAATTTCTTGTGAAAATTTAGTAGGAGTTAAAAAGTTTTCCTCTACTTGTTCTTTAGGCATTTTTTCCCCTAACAAATTCTTCAATATAGGACTTGAGTAATCGTAAATAGTCATCGAGATTGTACTTTTGAAATACTTGAACAGATCCCTCTTCAGTTGCGATAAGTGTGACAATTTTCTTTACCTCAATGCCTGAACGCTCAAGGAACATCGCTGCGTATGCAGTTTCTTGAACAAAGTAATGTTCAATATAGTTCTCTTGTTTTTGTTTGGTAGAAGTTTTAAAATCGATTACCGCTAACTCACCTTCATACTCAGCTATACAGTCTACACGACCAGCAAGACCAAGGTAATGAGAGTAAAGAAAAGTCTCTAAACAATGGATGTTATCAATTTTATCCAGTTCAGACTTCGCTGTCTGAAACATTCTAACAGACAAAGGATTGTTATCCAAATAACTGTTAAGATTTAATTGATCTTTGAAATAATCCTCAGCAATACTATGAAATGCAGTGCCTCTTTGTGTAGCTCTCGCAGTAATTCGATTAGCCTCGTCTTCACCAATTTTCTTTCTCCATTTTGAGAAGAAAGCAGCGTTCTTAAACGATGTGATTGAGGTAATACTCGGATAATATTTATCCGCACCTGGAATAGGGTAAAACCGAACTCCATCTTGATTCACAGGTTCGACCTCTGGAGTATTGAGATCTACATCAATAAATTTAAACATTAAAATCCAAGACTGAGTTTGGTAATTAAATAAGATTTGACTAGACCTGACCTAACGATGTCATCAATACCAAATTCAACACAAGTAAATTCTTTCATTTCTTGTAAGATACTAATGAAATCAGACACACCTGTCTTCTCATTTTCTCTTGTTAAATCGGTTTGAGTGATGTCACCACAGAACATAATCTTAGAGTCCTCACCTATGCGAGTGATCATTGAATCAAGTTCATGAAAGTTCAAGTTACTAAACTCATCTACAATAACAATAGTATTATCCAAGGTAACACCACGAATAAAACTCGTAGACCAGAAATCAATAGTGTCTTGTGCTCTGAGGTTGTCATATAACATCTCAAAAGAATTATCATCTGGCATACTAAACATATACCTGACCATATTCTTGTATGGTATTTGATAGAGATAGGACTTGTCCTCATGATCTCCTGGTAGGAAACCAATCTCTCTTGTAGGTACTAGAGACCTTACAATAACTATTTTATCATAAACTGAGGATTCGTCAAGTACTTCTTTTAATGCCAGATACAATGTGATAAATGTTTTACCTGTACCAGCAGCACCATGAAGTAATAAATGTTGACCTTCAGAATACTTTTCAAAGACAACCTTTTGATTGTCAGTAAGAGGCTTGATCTCAGTCATGTATGACTTATCAATAGGCTTCTTGCGTTTCATCTGCTTCTTAGACATTGGTTGAATGGGTGCAACACCATTCCCATTACCGTTAGATTTTTTTCTTGCTCTTGGCATTTATGTAAACCTACTCAAGTTAGCACGAGGATGTGCTGATTGCACCTTAGACATCACTTCCTTAAAACCATCCTCAACTTTAGGAGTACCATAGGTAACACCACCAGCACCTTGAGACCAATCTTTATCCCAGTCTGGATTATCCTTTCTCCAATCATCATACTCTTTCATAGTCATAACTAACTCTTTAGTTTCACCTGTCTTTAGATTTTTTATAGGATAAGTTGGCATGTTAAATCCACTCCAATGCTGTTGCGATAGTTGGGAATTGCTCAATGAAAACTCTCTTTACATCGTTAGCAATATCCATGTGTTCTTTTTGTGTTCCATTAGCGGAACGTAAATCTATATAGTGAATCCATGACCGAACACTACCTGTCATGTATAGTTTGGTTGGTGTAGCAAGAGGTAATACAAACCGAGCACACTCCTTTGCTATACCTGCTTCAAGCATCTCCTTATAGAGTTTCATTCCATCAACAAAGTGTCTCTGCATTTTAATCTCAAAGTCTTGTTGTGTCAATGGATCAATATCATCAATGCTATTCTGTCTGTTCTTTGTATCCTGACGACGTAATGCTGGTAAAGGAATCTCCTTTGCTAACATACTACTATCAGCATATCTCTGAGAGAACTCTTGGTATGTAAATGATCTGTGCCTTAGTATCTGTGCAGCAAGACCACGTGTAGTTGATATCTCTACAGTCATATGTGCCTGTTCAAATACAGACCAATGACCATGCTTAATACAATAACTTAATAACCCTGCTACATTAGGATTCTCTTGATTTTTTGGGTTAGATACCCTAGCAATATAACCAATAGTTTTCTCTGCATCAGGTGTTACAGAGATCAAAGATACATTATTCATGGATGTTTAAATAAAAATCGAGCAAGTAAATAGATACCAAATGCTTGCCAATATGTAATAGTTATCAACCCAAAAACACTGGGAGCTAACCAGTTCCATAATAGCATAATGATACCTGCTTTGGCAAATCCACCAAGGATTTTACCTAAAACTTCAGAACCTTTTTCTTTACGACCTTGATCTAAGATCATATTATCTTCTTTTTTCTCTTCAATTTTTCTATCAAGATAGACCGTCATTTTGATTTCTTTTTCTTAGGTTTCTCTTTCTGACCATCATTCCATAAGGTTGGGTTTACCCTACCTGCTGATTGTTTAAATGTTACAAAATCTTTTTTATAAAGATCATAATAATAATCAAAAAGGTCTACTGCTCTACTAGCAATAGACAAATCATGTCTTTCTTCACCATCAACCTTGTACGTTACAAGATAACATGTATAAGGAAGTTTGGTATCATCCGCATCTTCCTTTTGACAATTTTCTTTAATGATCCTCACGATCTACCACCCCATTCTATCTGTGGGAATGCCTCAGATACAACGGCTTTAGTAATACGTTTATAACCTTTATTCATTTGACCATCCTTAACTAAGACTAGAAGTTCTGCTTCTTCAGCAGCAAGTCCTTCAAGGAGTTGAACAAACATAGACTCACGTTTCAAAGCAGGTAATTTACTATCACCTCCTTGGAAGAACCTATAAAGACCTCTATACTCTTGCTCTAAGCGAGTATGATCTGTTCCTACGGGTGCATCGTTAGGTGTGTATGGAACATCACCTTCAGGAAGCAAAGAAATAACACTCTCATCAAAATTAATAATCAATAGTTGCCTTAAAGCAACACTATTATTCTCCCTGAGAATCTTTATTTTTTCTGCTTTTGTTTTAGCATTAGAGACCTTACGTAAGATCTCACTAATAAGTAACCTAGGGTTACTATTTTCAAGTGATTTTTTTGGCATAATTAATCCTCATCATCAGTTTCAAACTCATTTTCTCTACGAAGGTAGAGATACTCATCATGAATCATGTTGCCATTTTCATCCAACATTTCTGGATGTATAACTGCTCTTGTATAAGCAGCATTCTCAACATAATCTTCGACATAGCCTTTGGCTAACCAAGAAACAGTTATTCCAAGAATAAATGCTCCTATTACAACTAGGACAACGAGTGCGATAAGCATTGGTTCCATAGTTTTCTCCGTAGCTATTTTTATTTAGAGAGATTTCAAATAAGTTTTTTATTCCTTAGATATCTCACGGCTTCAGTACAACCTCCAAGATTTTCTCCACCGAGAACAACTTGAGGGAAAGTAGACCCTTTACCGAATTGATTATAGAATGCTTCTCTTTGAAAGTCAACACCTAGTTTATATTCAGCATAATTATATCCCTTACCAGATAATACTTGCTTTATCTGAGTGCAATAAGGGCACCCATCTCTTGTGTAAACAGTAAAATTCATAAGTTTTTTTAGAATAAAAAAGGGTATCCGAAGATACCCTTTATTTAGATATAAATCGTACCCTTAGAATACGAACTTAGCACCTACTTTAGCACCCCAGTCAACGATGTTGTCGCCAGAAGCGTCTTCACCATTAGAGATTCCAGAAAGCTCACCATAGAAAGCTAAATCTTCTGTAGCAGCAACAGAAGCACCGATCTTACCAGAAAGTTCTGTTTCTGTATCATCAGTAGAATCTGAATGAACTAGAGAAGGACCACCTTGTACATAGTAAGCAACTTTACCACCTTCGGTAACACCTTCGTAACCAATATGAATATCTGATGTAGCAGAGCTGTAGTCGCCATCAGGATATGATAGGTTTGACTCGACATTCACATATGGACCAGCAAAAGCTGCACCAGCGAGTAGGAATGGAGATGCTGCAACAGCAG